TACTGAACAAGAGACCCCACAAGAGGAGACACCAGCAATGGAAAACGCACCAGTCGTCGAGGCCGCCGCAGTCGAGGCCACGATCCCAACCGCACCAATCCCCGCACAGGCCAAGCGCAACTTCGGGATGCCGTCCGCAGGCGAATACCTCGCCGCAATGCACATCGGTGGCGACACGTTCCGCAAGGTCAACGACGCTTTCATCGAGGCAGCCAAGGCGCGTCAGACCGCGCTTCAGGCAGCCGCAGGTGACGTCGCAACGACCGACACCCCAGGTCTCTTGCCCGTCCCAGTTCTCGGCCCCGTATTCCAAGACCTGAACTACATCCGCCCAGTCGTCGCAGCTGTCGGCGCTCGCGCCATGCCAGACGGCGGCAACAGCAAGACGTTCATCCGCCCAACGTGGACAACGCACCCATCGGTCGCATCACAGGCATCTGAACTTGGCGCCGTGTCCGCAACCACCCCGGTGATCGCATCCAACGTCATCAGCAAGACCACCCTCGCAGGTCAGGTCACGCTGTCGGTGCAGGACGTTGACTTCACCTCGCCCGCCGCAATGGAAATCATCTTGCGCGACCTCGCAGGCCAGTACCTGCTGAAGTCCGATGACGTCGCGGCCGACGCAATCGTTGCGGGTGCATCCGCGTCAGGATCAACCTGGACGGTGACCGCAAACGATCCGTCATCGCTGATCGCAGCGCTCTACGACGCAGCAACCGACATTCTCACGGCCACCAACTTTCTTCCGGACACGATCTTCGTGTCGCCAAACGTGTGGAAGTCGTTGGGCGGCCAGCTCGACGCCGACAAGCGCCCGATCTTCCCGTACACGGGTGCAGCGGGTCTCATGGGCATCAACGGTGCAGGCACCGCGAACATCACGCAGGCCAACACCTACAACCCATTCGGCCTCAACCTTGTCGCTGACTACAACTTCGCCAGCAACACGATGATTGTGGCCCGCGCCACCGCTATCGAGTTCTACGAGCAGGTACGCGGCCTCATGTCCCTTGAAGTGCCTGGCACCCTCGGTCGCCAGTTCAGCTACTACGGCTACGTCGCAACCTTCATCGCAGACAGCGACCAGGTCAAGTCGATCGCAATCGCCTGATCGGATAAGAGGCCTCTCTAATGGCCACTTACACGGTCACCCACAAGTACCTACTGGACGATTACGCCGTCCTACAGCTCCTCACCCCCTCCGAGGTAGTTGTAGGCGGCGCAATCACCGTCACAGGCGTTGACGCAACGTTCAACGGCTCTTACACCGTTTACGCGCTGCCGCAATACCTGTACTTGGGCATGGACACCGAAGGCGACCTGCTCTACGACTATCAGGTACCGATCCAAAATCAGGTGCTGTACGCCAAAACCGCTAGCAACGTTGATCGTGTCGCATCCACCGGGTCGCTCGCATACACGCCTGTCTGTACTTGGATCACCGCAACTAACATTGAGGATTGGCTAGGTATCGGCACCGCAACCGCAGGCGACGCAGCGTTTTTGACACAATGCGCCGCAGCCGCCAACCAGTTCTGTTATCGACGCCGCCAAGAGGCCGGATACATTGACAGCGTCAGCACCAGCCCATCAAGCGACGTCACCTTAGGAACGATCATGTACGGGGGCGCTCTCTACCGTCAGCGCGGTTCGATGGATCAGTTCGCGTCGTTTGACGGCATGGCAACCGCACCAGTCGTCGGCTTGTCCGGCATGGTGAAGCAGCTGTTGGGGATTGACCGCCCGCAGGTGGCCTAATGCCCGTACCCGCATACACCGACCTGTTCAACGAGGCAATCAACGACCTGACTGCAACCCTGCAAACCATCACAGGGCTACAAGTAGTCAACGATCCCCGCAACATCGTCCCGCCGTGCGCGTTTATTGACGCACCATCGTGGGAGAGCTGGAACTACAACATCGTCAAACTGACGTTCCCCGTCAAGGTGCTGACGCTCGGCCCAGCCAACTTGGATGCTCAGCGATCCTTGCTCAACATTTGCGCCATGCTGTTAGCCAAAAATGTGGCCGTCACCGGGGGGCGCCCAACCGTCATCGACATTGGCGGCTCAATCCTGCCTGCCTACGATCTCACCGTCACCATGCAAGCACAGACAAGCTAGGAGCGATCATGTACGTCATTGTCAGCCCACGCCTCGGCACACCAGGCGACAAGTTTGAGCCGGTAGAAGGCACCAACATTGATGCCCTGTTGTCGGCTGGCCTCATATCCACCGACAAACCGAAAAAGTCGTCTAAAGTCAAAGCAGAACCAGTCGAGGAGTAACCCAACATGGCAACCAGCGTCTACCTGTCCAACCCGGCGATCAAGATCAACAGCGTTGATCTCACCGACCAATGCACCGCCGCAACCATCACCTACACCGTTGAAGCGCTGGAAAACACCGCATTCGGCTCAACGGCCCGCACCTACACAAGCGGATTGCAAAACAACAGCATCACGGTCACTCTCTACCAGAGTTACGCCGCCACAGAGACCGAGGCCAGCATTTTCAGCCTTGTTGGCAGTACCTGCTCAATCGAGTTGTCGCCAACCGCAGCTGGTCTGACGACCCCATCGGCGACGGCGCCCAAATATTCACTTTCGGCGGCCTATCTGGAAACGCATACCCCGATCAACGCATCGTTGGGTGAACTCAGCACCATTGACCTGGTATTTACGGGTTCAGCGCTGACGAAGGCCACCAGCTAGTCATGTTCTCGCCAGCCCAATTGGGCGGCGCTGAAAACAAACCAAGCAAGCCCGCGCTGGCGGAGCCTTGCCCGACGAAAGGTAACTAATGCGCGTCAAACTCAAAGTCGACCTCAAGGACGGGCGTGAGCCACGCACCATGGTCACAAATATGCTTGCGATTGTCGAGTGGGAGAAAACCGAGAACCGCCGATCCGCGGACGGCAAAGGCATCGGCTTCGTTGATATGTGCTGCTGGGCATACATCCTCTGCAAGCTCGCTGGCGACAAAGTACCCGGAACGTGGCGCGAATGGGTCGCAGAACACCCCGACATGGAAATCACGCCGATTGAAGAAACCACCGACGAAACCCCTATCATCGCGGCACCTGGCGACGCTCCCTCGCTGAGGTCTTAGTTATGACGGGCTACTGGCCGCCGCAAGTGGAGTTTGACATTCGAGACATGACCACCGTGTTCCACGTTCTTGAACTGCAACAGCAACAGGCAAAGCGGGGCAGATAATGGCAACCGTTGAAGTATTAGGCGTTGAACAAATGCTTCAAGACCTCAGAAAAATTGACCCTGAGGCCCGCAAACAATTTGCCAAAGACGCCAAGCAAATTGCCAGCCCGATTATCGTGGCGGCGCAAGCAAAATACCCGGCACAAGCCTTGTCGGGCATGAAATACCGTTGGTCACAAAACGGTCGCCAGTTACTGCCTTGGGATGCCCGTAAAGCTCGACGTGGCGTGCAGGTCAAAGTTGATGCAGGCCGTCGCACCGATGGCGTAGTCACCATCATTCAGAAAGACCCAGCGGCGTCAATCATTGAATTTGCTAATGACAGCCGCCTAGGTCAATCGCTTAGCACGTTGGCGTGGGGATCACCGGCCCGCGTCATGTGGCCAGCAGCCGACGCAAATTTGACTGATGTGCAATCAGAGATGGTCAAGTCAATTGAACTCGTAGCAGGCAACATAAATCGTAGAATTGCTGCAATATGAGTATTCGCATACCCATCATCAGCGAGTTCGACGACAAGGGTATTGCTCGCGCCAAAAAAGAATTCAACAGCCTTGAAACGACCTCGGAAAAGGTCGGCTATGGCATGGAAAAGGCATTTGTGCCTGCGATCGCAGCTGCGGGCGCATTGGCTGCCGGGCTGGGCATGGCTGCAAAAGCCGCAGCCGAAGATGAAGCCGCACAAGCGGCCCTTGCCGTACAACTCCAAAACTCGACAGGTGCCGGGCAAGAACAGATCGCTGAAGTTGAGAAAGCGATCAGCGCCATGTCACGTCAGGCCGCAGTCGCCGACGACGTACTGCGCCCCGCATTTGCCGCACTCGTTCGTGGCACAAAAGACATAAACGAAGCCCAGTCGCAAATGTCGCTCGTGCTTGACATCAGTCGCGCAACCGGGATCGACGCCACCACCGTCGCCGACAGCCTCGCTAAAGCGTATGAAGGCAACTACAAGGCCCTGCGATCGCTCACCCCCGAAATGGCGAACCTCATCCGTGAGGGTGCCGACATGGAAACCATCATCAGCGTGCTTGGCGGCACGTTCGGCGGAGCCAACAAAGCATTCACCGAAACGGCCGAGGGCGGCATGGCCAAAATGCAGATCGCATTTGCCGAAATGCAAGAAAGCATTGGCGCCGCCGTACTGCCATTGCTTGAGCGCCTAGTACCGATCATCACAAAAATGGCGCAGGCCGTCGAGGAAAACGCCGACGTGGTGATCATCCTTGCCGGGGTAATCGGCACACTTTCGGCTGCGATCATCGCGTACAACGTGGCAATCAAAACCGCAGCATTCTTGCAAACCGCCTTCAACATCACGCTTGCCGCCAACCCGATCGGTCTCGTGGTCGCCGCGATCGTGCTACTCGGCGCAGCTCTTGTTGCCGCCTACGCCAAATTTGAGGGTTTCAGAAAAGTTGCTGACGCGGTTTTTGGTGCGCTCAAAGCAGGCGTCAAAGTCGCTGTCGATTTCGTATCGTCCTACCTGAACACCATGCTCGGTGTGTGGACGCGCGTCATAAACGCGATCGCCGACGTATGGAATGCCACACTTGGCGGCCTGTCATTTGAAATCCCCGATTGGGTGCCAGGCATCGGTGGCAAAGGTTTTACCATCCCCGAGATGGGCAGGATTGGTGGCGGCGGTTCTAGCGCCTCTTTAGCGACCGTAGGCGGCGACAAAAACCTTGGGGTGCCCATTCCCTCATCCGCGGGCGGATCGGTCGTCGTAGCGGCTCCTAGCGTGGCTGGCGGGAACGGTGGAGGCGGGGGCGCATCCGTTCGACAAATCATGGAAGCCCCAAACATGCTCGGGGCAGGCATCGCTAGCAACCCGTTTACATCGAGCGCCCGCAACGCCATGCTGGAAAACATCACCGTCAACGTCAACGGCGGATTGGCGACCAGCGCTGAGATCGGGCAGGCCGTCGTGGACAGTATCCGGGCTTACAACCGTTCAGCTGGCCCGGCGCGCATTGAGGTCAGCGGGTACGTCTGATGCCCGGCACAGCAATCGTCCAATCAGGCAACTACCTGCTCGAAATTGACGCAGGCTTTACCGTAGACGCTTTCATCCTTGACGACCAATACAAAGGCGTTTTAGACAACACGACGTATGTGTTGGACGGCACCACCCAGTTTGCTGACGTCACCGACGGGACTTTGAATATTGCGGTACGTCGAGGTCGCAAAGATCAGGGCGACCAATTCAGCGCAGGCACCATGACGTTCACGCTCAACGACACCCTTGCTGACGGCATCTTCAACCCATTTGACACATCAAGCCCGTACTACGACGCCAACGCCAACGTGCCTGGTTTGGCACCAATGCGCCGTGTACGCCTCGGCCGATACAACTCAAGCAACGTGCTTGAATACTTGATGAAAGGCTATGTGGTCAATTACGACTACAACTTTTCGCTAGGCGGCTTGA